GTGTAGGTTTGGGGGACGATGGCACATGCAGGAGGAAGGCCGAGCGAGTACGACCCGAAGTACTGCGACGAGATCGTGAAGTTCTTCGAGGTTGAGCCGTTCGAGCGCAAAACAGGAATCGACGCGAACGGCGTGATTGTCGAGCGATACCAGACGAACACCTTTCCAACCCTCGAACGATTCGCATCAAAGATCGGAGTCGTCGCGATCACTTTGCGACACTGGGCAGAGGAAAGGGATTCAGAAGGGAATCTGGTTAGGCCAGAGTTTTTTTATGCGTATTCACGCGCACGCGACCTGCAAGCCGCAAATATGATCGAGGGCGGAATGGCTGGAACGTATTCTGGCGCATTCACCGTCCTGGCTGCAAAGAATCTGATTGCGTGGCGCGACAAACAAGAGCTTACCGGCGCGAATGGGGATCCACTAGTTCCCGCTGCCACGACAATCACCGTCGTCCGACCTCCGAAGCGGGATGCCTAACTTCACATTCCCAGAGAAGTTCGACCCACTTCTCCCGAATGACGCTGGCGAGTGGCCGCACTACACGTTCGTCTTCATCCCTGGGGGGCGTGGCGGTGGGCGGTCGCGCAGCATGACCAGCTACGTTCTGGCTAGGATGCGAGAGCGGCCCATGCGCTGGCTCTTCTGTCGCGAGATCCAGAACTCCATCCGCGATTCCATGCACTTATCTCTACGCGATGAGATCGAGCGCCAGGAGATGGGGCAGAGTGGAACGAAAGAATTCACTGCGTTAGAAACGGAGATTCGACACTCGAATGGGGGCCTTGTAACATTCAGTGGATTATATCGGAATCTCGATTCCCTTAAATCAAAAGAGGGGCTAAATGGATTTGTAATCGATGAAGCGCAAGCCGCCTCGCAAGCATCATTAGATAAGCTAATCCCGACCGTTCTTCGGAATGCGGGATCGATGTGCTTCTTCCTGTTCAATCCAGAGAATGAATCCGATCCAGTGAATCGGCGCATGGAGATGATGCGCGGAAATCCGAATACCCTAATTATCGAAATGAGCCTTGACGATAATCCATGGGCAACCGAGGAGATGTTCGCCGAACGAGCGCTGTCCTACCAGACCGACCCCGACCGTGCCGCCTGGATCTGGGGCGGGAAGTTCCTCAAAAATTCCGACGCCCAGGTGTTCGCCAAAAAGTACCGCGTCGAGTCCTTCGAGCCGAAACCCGAGTGGGATGGCCCGTACTTCGGAATGGATTTCGGCTTCTCGCAGGATCCGTGCTTCGCCGTCGAGGTCTACCTCGGGGAAGGAAACCTCTGGATCCGCAGGCAAGCCCGGTCGAAGGATGGACACCCGCTGGACATCGACAAGTACCCGGAGCTTTTGAACACGCTTCCGGGCTGCGTAGACCGCGTGCTCCGGTGCGATTGCTCTAGGCCTGAATCAATTTCCTACCTGTCGCGTCACGGCTACCCGCGTGCCGTGGGCGTCAAGAAGTGGGCAGGGTCGGTCGAGGATGGGGTGTCCTGGATTCGGTCGCACAGCGCCATCGTGATCCATCCCGACTGCCCTGACATGGCGGAGGAGGCTCGCCTCTACTCCTACAAGGTCGATCCCAGGTCCGGCGACATTCTGCCGGATATTGTGGACAAGAACAACCACGGGTGGGATGCGGTGCGGTATGCGTGCGAACCAATGATCTCTGCGAAGCCCCGCGCAGGCTGGTCGCTTTGAAGCTATATTCTCAAAAAACCCAAACGGGGGCATCATGGCCGAAGCGAAAACCATCGAGATCAGTCCCGCCGCACTCAAGAGCATCAAGGCGCTCCAGGCTGAGATCAAGAAGAACAACGGCCACGATCTCGATCTGTCGGACGTGATTGGCCGATCTTGCGAGACCATCCGGACGCAGCTCGTCAGGTTCTCCGCGCCCCGATGAGCAGACGCGGCAAGCAGTCGCAACGAATCCAGGAAAAGGCAGGCTCGCCAGTCCCGAACCTCGATCCCGGTTTCCTGATGCCGCCAATCGCGCAAGGAAACCTGATCGGCGGGCGTGGGATCTACTCCCAATCCGTCCTCGTCTACTCCGCCCTCCGGATGCGAATCAAGCAATACGAAAGCGCACGGACGGCATTCTTCCTGCGTGGTGACGATTCAATCGACCCAATCAAGATGGCTGATTCGGATCCGGTGGCAAGGCTTTTCCGGACGCCGAACAGCATCATGGATGGTGCGGGATTCTGGCAACTCCTCCAAGCCTATCTCCTCTGTCACGGCGGCTACATCGTCGTGATGTTCCGCAATGGGAGCCTCATCAATCCAGGAGAGATCCCGGATACGATGATCCCATTCCCGCTCGCCGGGTGGAAGCGCATCCGGCCCGCTGGGACCATGAACCTTTCCGCATTCGCTACCGAAGGATGGGAGAATCCCCAACTCAACAACCTGCGCGTCGAGAACCACCAATGCGTGGTCAAGATGGACCCAGACCCGTCGGGCCGCTTTGAGCTGATCGCGGCGGCGGGGATCGCACTGGACCCCGCAACAACCCAGATGCGCGTGGACAACTACGCCAGCACGATCCTGGATAACAACGCCCGCCCTGGTCTGGTGATCTCGACCGAAGCAGACATGCAGGACGACGATCGGCGCAACTTTCAGGCGCAATGGACATCGAAGTACGGAGGCACCTACAACGCAGGGAAGCCCGCCGTCCTGTCTGGCGGCAAGTGGAACATCAACACAATTTCCCCACTGTCGATCAAGGATATTGTGTCCGCCCAACAGTTCCGGGAAGCGTGCTGGCAAGTCTTCATGGCGCTTGGCGTTCCTGAATTGCTCCTCGGCATCACCGAGAGCAGCAACAAGGCGAGCGCGGCCACCGTCCGGGCATCCTACCTGACCGAGACGGTGATCCCCGCCTTTCGATCCGACGAACGCACATGGGAGTCGCAGTTCTTCGAGCGGTGCGGCCTCAAGTACCGGCTGGCCTTCTTGGAGTACACGCTCCCGAGCTTTGCGGACCTGATGGACACACGACTCGACACTGTGACGAAGATGCTTGCGGCGGGCGTCCCTCGCAATGAGGCATTTCGGCGCGTGGGCATCCCGATTGATTCCCAGAAGTGGGGCGAGACGACCGCCTACATCCCGAACACGCTCCAGCTTGCCGACCCAGCCGCCCGCAAGGAGGATCGAGCCAGCGAACAGCCGCCCGCGCCTCCTGGGAAAGCTCCAGACGAGCCGCCTGCCAAGGTTGAACCTGTGAAGGAAGAGCCGCCCAAGTCCAAACCCAAGAGCGCGGCGAAGTCCGCTCTGGTCGCACTCAAGGCACACGGCGACAAGCAACGGCGCATCATCGCGGCCCAAGCATGGGAAAAGTGCGTGACCCCCTTCGAGGCTCCGATTGCTCAGACCACCACCAAGTCGATGAAGCGGTGGAAAGGACACTTCCTGAAGCGATTGAATAGCTTCCTGAAGACCGGCAAGCACATGGACGAGGAGTCCAGGGCGGCAAAAGACATCTCTGTCGTGATCGAATGGAAAGCCTCCGAGGATCCATTCCTCCCGTCGCCTTCCGACTTCAACCAGATGTTCCCGAGCGAGGGCGAGGCGGTCTCCGATCTTCAAAACCGCTGGCGTGCGATCTTTGGGGATGTCCAGACGGCGACCGAAGAGCAGATGGGCAAGGAACTTGGCGCGATTGATTCGTGGTTCTCCCTCCCTCCCGAACAGCACCGAGCCGTTGCTCTTGGCCGATTGGGTGACGCGATCCAGGTGGATGACACCGTCCGTCGCCAGCTCCAATCCGTGCTGACCGCCGAACTCTCGCGCCAGCCCATGCCGCAGCCGGTCCAGATTGCCCAGGCGCTTCGCACCGAGGCAGGGCACGTCTTCGACAAGGTTTTCGCCAGAGCCAACACCATCGCACGCACCGAAGTGGGCGCGGTCATGGGCGACTACCGGGCCAAGATCATGAAGGCCGAGGGCGTCACACTCAAGCGGTGGTCCTCTATGCACGATGGCCACACACGCCCAACGCACTCGCAAGCCGAAGCAGACGGCGCGATCAAGATGGACGAATCGTTTTCCAACGGGCTCCAGCGCCCTCACGACCCGGACGGCGATGCCTCCGAGGTCATCAATTGCAGGTGTGTCCTTGTCGCGGGGTAACGCATGAAACAGAAGCTCGGAACCAAAGCCCTCTCCGTCACTCCCGACCCCGCAAGGATCGAGGAGCTTTTGGGCGCACGCGGTATCTCTGGCGTGTCCGTTGAGGATGCGTGCAAGCGGTTCGTCCGGTACATCGCATCGGACGAGACGATGGACTCCATGGACGACGTGATCCTGGCTGACGGCTGGGACGTGAAGGAGTGGCTTTCCAATCCTGCGATGTTCGCCGACCACAATCACAGCGTTGAAGCCATGGTCGCACGTGGCCTGAATGCGGGTGCGATGAATGGTCAGCTCTTGGTAGATTGCTTCTATCTGCCCGCCGACATCGCCCCGAACGGGCTTGCCGAGGCTTGCTTCAAGATGGTCCAGGCGGGCATCCTGACAGACTGCTCCATCGGGGCCATCCCTACAAAGACTCGCTACCCGGACGAAGTCGACAAAGCCAAGTTTGGAAAACAGGTCTGGCGCATCTGGGAGGGTGCGCTCCTCAAGGAAGTCTCCTGCGTGGGGATCGGGGCCAATGCTCGCGCCAAGGTTGAAGCTGTCGCCAAAGCCTTCCACGACCGCGTACTGACCGAGGGCGACATGACCGCGCTTCAGGGCTCCGAGAGCGAGTACCTGATCGACATGGTGGAGCGGGCGATGGTTCGGATCAGTCCGAAGACGATCTCAGTGCCGGTCCCTCCGGTCGCACCCGACTTTGGGGCCATCCTCAAGCAGATGCAAGACACCACCGATCGGTTGGAGGAGAGCCGGAAGGCGTTGGAGGTTTCTCAAAAAACTCAAATCCGACTCCAAGCCAAAGAAGTCGCCGGGCTCGTCCTTCCTCTCACCCAGGAGGACGCCGAAGCGATTCTCACCTACAATGACGCAATTGCCGAGACGATCCGGAAGTATATTCCGAGCGACGATTCCAGCGAAGGCGATTCGAGCACTTCGGACGCCGACCCGGAACCGCCCTACGAAGAAAACGCGAAAGCCACGGAACTCCAAAGCGTGGTGGATGCAGCCAAACAGCTCAAGTCCACTCACAGCAAATAGGAGAATCCGATGGATCCGGAAATCAAAGCCGCACTCGACGAGATCAAGGGCGGAATCGACTTCGCAAAGAAGGCGCTCGAAGGCCAGGACAATCAGGCCGAAAAGCTCGCCGCACTCGACACCAAGCTCGCCGACCTCACCAAGCAGGTCACCGAGCACGCCCAGAAGAAGGCCGCATTCAACCTCCTGGGCACCGAGCCCACGCAGGTCCGCACCGCCGTCGGCGAGACCATCAAGGCCCTGCACGCCGCCAAGCTCGCGGGCGTGGACGTTCGCGACCTGAAGAACGTCTCCGAAGCTCGCCTCGCCGGTCTGGGCTACTCGGGAGAATCCAAGGAAATCGGCCTGCAGATGGTCGAGAAGACCGCGCAGTACGGATCCGACGCTTCGGGCGGCATCTTCATTCCGACCGAAGTCCTCGCCAACGATTGGGTGGAATACCTCCGCGCCAATCCCGAGGTGATCTTCGCCGCCGGTGCCAAGAAGACCGTCCTCCCCGCTGGCACCGCCGGGATGATCCTGCCCCGCAAGACTGCCGTGACCGCAACCTCGATCATCGCGGAAAATGCCGCGTTGGGCCTGACGGACATGGGATGGGAAGGCGTCACGACCAAGATTCGGCGGGCGGGCGGCATTGTGCCGATCTCCAAGTCGTTCCTGTTCGCGGCCCCCTACTACGTGGAAATCGCGTGGAAGGACCTCCAGAAGACCATCGCCCTCCAACAGCAGTATCAGGCGTTCTACGGCGTCGGCTCCAACGGCGAGACCACCGGCATCGCGAACGACCCCAAGGTCACCAAGTGGTACCTGTCCACCACGGACCACAAGTACAGCGCCGGTCTGACCGGCGCTCGCTTCCGTCTGACGGACATCGCCAACCTGGAAGACGTGCTCGCGACCCTGAACGCCCGGCTTGCCGGTGCCGCCATGGTCACCCACCCGCACGTCATCGCCAACATGAAGAAGGAGCGGAATCCCGCCTACTCCGGCGACACCATCGGAATGCAGGCGTTCTCCTTCATGCCCGGCGACACTCTCTTGAGCGACAAGCAGCTCACCGAGGCGCTGGCCCCCTACACCTACAATCGGCTGACCGACATCAAGATCAACCAGACCGTGGGCGCGGCGACTGCCACCGTGGGAGACATCTTCTTCGGCCAGTTCGACAACGTCCACTTCTTCGAGTTCGGCGGCGTGCAGATGCAGACCTCCGATCAGGCCAGCGTCGGCAGCAACAGCGCCTTCGCGACCTCTCAGGTCTTCCTGAAGGCAGATGTGAACTTCGACGTGCTGATCCGCAACCCCCTGGAACTCGTCCAGGTCCCGGACGTGCTCACCACGGTTACCTCGGTCGGCTGATCCATCTGAGGGGGCGGCAATCCGTCGCCCCCTTCTTCCCATCTGAAAGAAAGGACATCTCATGTCGGTTGCATCTCAGAACTACGCGAACGCCGTCTTCCCGGTCGTGTCCATCGCGCCGCAGGTCATCGCGTCCGCTTCCACCGTCAACGGCACCTCCTTGGACCTCCAGGCCGCGACCACAGAGCACGGCGCTGACGTGTTCGTGGAAGTCGCCATTGGCACCGTGAACGCCGGGACCTGCACAATCCAGCTCCAAGACAGCGCGGACAATTCCACGTTCGCCGTGGTCGCCAACACGGAGAACGGTGTCACCAAAAACGCGCAGCTCGTCGCCGCTGCCGCTGGCACGTTTCGGATCTCCGAAGGACAGGCTCGCTTGCGTCGGTACGTCCGGGCCTCCGTGACCACCTCGACCACCAACCAGACGGTGGCCGCAACAGTCGGGATCTACGCCCTTCGGCAGACGCCTCCGTACTTGCTGGTCTCCGGAACCAACTTCCTCGCCTTCGGAAACTAGGGCGCGGACATGGCCGACATTCTCCTCACAACCCTAGCGCACGCAAAGGAGCGGATCGACTTCTCGACCTCCGCGACCGGAGCGCCCGTGCGGGACTTGATGAGGATGATCGGCGCAATTTCGCAGGAGATCAAACAGTTCTGCCAAGCAGACCTTGGCGTCGGGCAGTACATCGAGCAACACCAGCTTGATGTCAACGCCCGCGCCATCTATCCCGACAACCCGCTCATCCGCAGCGTCCAGAGCTTGACCTATGATCCGCTCGGACTCTTCGCGGGTGGCGAGACTCAGCTTTTCGAGGGCTCCGATTTCGAGATCGACCCCGAAGGACGCCGACTGAATCTGATGATCGCATGGCCGAACTTGTTCCGTGACCCGAACCGGGTGATCCGGCTGGCCTACACGGGCGGACAGGCTTACCAGACGCTCAACACCGTCTATTCGGTGACTCCGATCGGCACGTTCGTCGCAGGCACCTACGCACTCACGGATGGGCGCTCGATCATCTTGACGAGCTACGACTCGGTCGGCAAGCTCCTGACCTTCCAGCCGGACATCGGCAACTTCTACCAGAACGACGTGATCCCGTTCGGCACCAGCGCGACCGCCGTCCTTGGCGTCGCGTCCCAGCCGTCCATCTGCAACGACATCCCGCTCCTTGAGGATGCCTGTCTGATGCAGGTAGCCTACGAATGGGAGCGCCGCAAGTCTGCCGGACGGAACTCGACTCAGATGGGATCGGGAGAGACGCACTACGCCGGGGAGTACAAACTCCTCGACAGCGTCAAGGATCGCATCCGAAACTACCGTGTTTCCCATGTGCGGTCGTGATGAGCTGGGAATGGACAGTCACGGCAACCGGAGGGCCGAACCCGGAGAAGTTTCGGCAGGCCCGCAAGGACGCGATGTCCACATGGGGACAGGATTTCACTTCGACCCTCATTCGCGAGAACCTTTCAGGCCGTCACGGAGACATGGGGCTCAACCGACGCACCGGGAATTTGGCGGGCGGATGGAATTCCGCGCTGACCGACGGCGGGACGTGGCTTGATCTTGTCGCCTGGGTTTCTGGCCCCGCTGCCGATCCCTACGAGGGCGCGTCGCATGGGTACGCATGGGCTGAAGAGTACGGCGCAACCATCACACCACGCAAAGCCAAGTGGCTTTGGATACCGACCCAAGAGAACCAGACTCCAACTGGACAAGCCCGCATCACGCCAACCGAGGCGATCCAGCGCGGCGGGTTCATCTCCTGGAAGCGTGGGCCGGTATTCTTCGCGACTCCGCTGGTCAAAAGCCGGATGAAGGGTATGGGGCCAAAGCTGGACGCCCTGTTCGTCCTCAAGAAGTCTGTGACCATCAAACCGCGCATGGGTGCGACCTCCATGTTCCGCAGCCGCTTCCCACTCCTTGAGCGGGCACTGGCATTCGCTGGACAGGAGGCGTTCAATGGGTAGCATCTCTGGAATCACGCCCGCCCGCATCTCTCCGGTCACGCAAGGGACGCTCACCATCGCTGGGACGGGCTTCGGCATCACCCAGGGCGCGGTGACCGTAGACGGACGCGCAGCGGCTGTCCTGACATGGACTGACACGTCCATCACGGCGACGTGGCCCCCTCGCCAGACGAACGGGCTTTTCGACTGGTCCGGTGGATCGGTTGTCGTCACTGTCACGGGTGCCACAAACTCGTCCGTCGAATACATCGCCTCTCGCGTGGGACGGGCCTTCAAATCCATTTGCGATCGCATGGCAGCGGCCACGGTCCAGGGAGGCTACTTCTACAACTGGTCCGCCGATCAGATTCTAGGGCTCCAGGTAGACCTCAAGAGCTTCGACAACGGATCCCCCTATCCGCGCATCGTGATCTACCTGGAGCAAGGCCAGGAGCTTGAAGCGGATCGCGTGGCAGGATTTGTCACCTACGAATGGACGGGTCGTGCCGAAGCGATCAAGCCCATGAACCAAGTGACGGACGCCACCCAGGAAGCCGCGTGCCTTCTCGCGGACTTCCAGCGGGCATTCATGTCGGACCTGTCGAACTCGGGAATCACCGACACTTGCATCGTGGGCGAGCCGGACATCGGGCGCATCGACGGGCTTGCGATTGGCTCTCTTCTCGGTGCCGGGCAGACGTTCCGATTCAAGGTCCAGACCATCGAAAACGACGCCACTCAGAACATCAACTGGTTCGCAACCAGAGGGGGATGATATGCAGATTCCTGTCATGAACTACGTCGAGTCCTACGGGACCCGCTTCCAGGCCAAAGAAGCCCTCGCACCGCTGGCTTTGCTCCAGGGCGAAGAGCTTCGCGCCGAGGTCATCCGCATCTTCGGGCTTGAGCCCGCCGCCACCCCCGAACCCAACCCCCAGCAGGAGGCATAAGCCATGGTCCAGCACTGGCAAAGAAAGACCATCTTCGCGATGGTCGAGACTGTCCCCGGAACCTACATGACCGACGCCTCGCTCTTCGTCGCGGCGAACGTGTTGATTCAGCCGCAGGACATCACCTTCGAGACCAAACCCGACATCATCGAGCGCAATCCCGACGGCGTGTCACTCCAGCCGATCCAGCATGTCATTGGGAAGATCCCGGCCTCGCTGAAGTTCTCGCATCGGTGCTTCACTTCCGGCACGGCAGGCACGGCACCCAGCTACAAGCCCTTCCTGTTGGCTTGCGGAACCACGGACACCAACGTCGCTGTGACTTCCGACACGTTCGCGGAAGACCCCAACGCACAGACGACGCTTTCCATCGGCTGGGAAATCCTCTCGGAGGACGGAACCATCGCCTACCGATACGCGCTTTCTGGTGTCAAAGGGAACGTGGTTCTGAAGGCCGGGAAGATCGCGGACATCATGCTCTTCTCCTACGCCCTCGAGGGTGCGCTCGCGATGTCCACGGACGGCACGACCATCTACCCGACCGCTGCGACTCCGGTCACCGCGTCGAGCATCACCTACCCGGACGAGGTTGCCAACGGCATCCGCTTCGGGCAATTCGTGACGCCGACCGGCGCTCTCGCGTTCCAGTGCGACACCTTCGAGTTGGACTTCGGACAAAAGGTCGAAATGCTGACCGACATCTCGAACTTCAACGCGCTTGGATATGCGCTGATCGCCGACTCTACGCCCATGCTCAAGGTGGGATTCCGTGTGGTGCCGCGTGCGACCTCCGACGAGCTTCAGAAGTTCGCCAAGGGCACCGCGTTCGCCTCCACGCTTACCCTGGGATCGACAGCAGGCAAGCGCCTCGTCATCACGACCAGCGCGGACGCTCAGTACAAGGGGCTGACCTTCAAGGCCATCGGTGCGGCGGCTGGCATGGAGGCGCAAATCGCCCTCCATCGCACGGCGACCGGCACGGCGTCCAACGCCTTCTCGGTGGCCTTCACCTGATGGATGAGACGCTTTGGGGAATCGATCCCGACGTGCGCTATCGCTGGACGCCTGCCGCGTTCCGGATCGCGCCCGCTGGACTTACCGAACGGATCGAGGCGCTTTGGCCGGGAGACGAAGAGGCAAAGGATCTGTACACGCTTGAGACATTCCATGCCGCAGCTAAGGAAGTACGGCGCGAGTACGACGGCAAGCCCAGGGGAATCAAGGAGGGCGCTCCGGTGGTCCTCCTGGCCCCGCTGACCGAGCGGCTTTCGCTCCGCCTCCAGGCTGCGAAGACACTTTACCAGCGGGAACTCTATTGGGCTCGCGAGAACCTGAAGAAGGACTCTGCCGGGAAGTCTGCCGAGGAAGTCGAAGCCATCGAGCGTGCCGCAACCGCAGCCAATGTTCGGCGTGGCGTCGAGATGTATCCGCCCGACCTGCAATTCGACATCCTTGCCGACTGCGTGAAGGGCTGGGAGAATTTCCGCAAGCCATTCACAAGCAAATGGGCCAAGGATGCACAAGTCCTTTCTTCGGAATGGAAAGAAGAGATCTTCCTGGATCTTGTGGACGGATCTGCATGGACGGAAACCGAGATCGAGGGTTTTACGTCGGGGCCGGGCTCTACTCCGGCTTGATCCCGGAGCCCGTCTTCATCGACGGGAAGTTCGTGCCCCAAAACTGGGAGTGGCCGATGCCTGGAACCGAGGATTTCCGAAGAACCGATCCAGAGGCTTACGTCGGGCCAATGTTCCGGATCGTCCAGGATTTCGCGATCCTTGTAGAGAAGGGAATCCTTCCGGTTGCGGGTGGAATCCTTGACCAGCCATCCAAACTCATGGCGGGCATCAAAACCTACCTTGGAGCCGTGAACCATTGCACCGGATTGTGCCACAAGTCGCCAAGGGAAGGAGTGCCGCAAAGTGCCTGAAAGCTCTACGGTAACCCTTGTTGGGCGCTTCCAGGACGACATCACGCCGGGGTTACAGCGGGCGCAATCAGAGATCGCGAACACCCGAGTCAGCATCGACAAGATGGGACCAGCGGAACGCGCATGGAGTGAGGAAATCCAGCGCGTCCGTACATCGATCATCGAACAGCGCGACGCGCTAGTCCTTCGCAAGGAGGCGCTGGACGATCCGGCAACCCGACGAGCGATCAAAGAGGCCGCACAGCTTCACGACGAGATCAACAAGCTGACCAAGGCCGAAGTAGGGAACGCCGAAGCCGTCCAGCTCACCAGCCGTTCTCGCAAGGAATTGATCGTGCTCATGCACGAACTCTCCCAAGGCAGATACAAGAACTTCGGCGGGTCCTTGATGGTCCTCGAAGAGGGCAACGGCGGTATCACGGGCGCAGTCAAAGCCGCCACAGCTATGCTCGGTGGCCCCTATGTCGTCGCGGCGGGCCTCGCAGCGGTGGCAACCACGGGCGTCGCTGTCGCGCTCTGGAAGGCGTCGGAGGCCGAAGCGGAGATGGTCCACAAGACCAACCTCCTCGGGCAGACCTTGGGCGTCTCAGGCGAGGCGATCCGGGGCTTCCAATACCTCGCTGTCGGCACGGGCGTGACTACGGAAGAGCTTGGCCGGGTCTTCGGAATCTTCGAGAAGAATCTCGGGAAGAACACAGAGAAGTTCCGAGAACTCGGAATCACGGCACGAGATCCGTTGGCCGCTTTCGAGCAGGTCATGGATCGAGCGAAGGGGATGGGTGACGCCGTCGAGCGCAATACCTTCCTGAACGAGGCTTTGGGGCGCGGCTGGGAGAAGATCGCACCGGTCATCATGCAAGGCGGAGACGCAGCCAAGGAAGCTATCGAGAAGATGCGCATTCCAGAGGATACGCTTGCGAACTTTGAACGGGCGAACAAGGCTCAGATCGAGATCGACAAGTCTTTCCTGTCCATCAAGCTCCACGCTGGGGAGGCGTTTTCTGGCATTCGCGCAGGCTTCAAAGAGCTTGAGGCAGACGGCGCGAAGCTCGCGGAGAATCACGGGCTCATAGCGGCACTTGGCGCATTGACGTTTCGTGGTCGCGCTCTGGCGAACGCAGAGCGAGCACGGAACCCGACGGAAGGATTAGGGCCTGCCGCTGCCCCCGTCATGTCCGACGAACAGATCGCGGCGCTGAAGGAGGCTGACAAGACCCTTGCCAAAGGGTCGCTGGACATCGCGATCCAGGGCGTCAAGGACGAATGGAAATCGCGGATCGATCTCTTCAAGGCTGGGACTCCCGAGTACCTGAAGGAAGTCAAGGCAGAAGCGGAAGCGGAAGCGGAGGTGCGGAAGTCTTTCGCGAAGAAAAACCGCGTCGGATCCATCTCCGACGGTAAATCCGGCCTCTACACCCACAGCACCGGCAAGAACTCCGTCGCACTGAATGACCCCGAAGAGTTCCGGGTGAATCCAGATCGGGACCACGAAGCGAATCTCGAAGGGAAGCTGAAGAGCCAAAAGGTTGCCGCCGACAACCAGAAGAAGTGGATCAAAGAGGCGACGGACGCGCAGGCGAATTCCGCCAAAATCACCCTGAATTGGGATGGCGCGATTGCCAACGCCCGAAAGCGCGAGCACGACGAGCACATGAAGCGAATCCAGGCTGAAGGCGACCTGATCCAAGGGTTCGCGGCCAAGGAGTTGACGACCGCTCTCCAGGGCGGAATGACCAAGAAGCAACTGGAGAAAGACTTCTCGAACTTCTTGATTCAGCAGATCGTGGAGCGCGGCACCAAGTGGGTCGAGGAGGAGGCGATCAAGCTGGCTTTCTCGGAGGGAGCAAGCTCGGCTGCGACTGCGACATCTGTTGTCCAGGCTGGGATCGCAAGCTCTGCATGGTCCGCGCCATCCATGATGGCATCCATTGGGACGTTTGGAGGCGCGACGGCGGCGGGTGAGGCGTCCTGGTTCCAGGCGATGGCCGCTGGGCAGGCGTTCGGGATGGCCGCGCACGCCAAGGGCGGCCTTGCCTTCGGTCCATCGATCTTCGGGGAGTCTGGGCCAGAACGTGGAACGCCTGTCGTCCCGACGCAGATCACCACCGCGAGTCACACGACCAACAACAACGGCGGCAACACCTACCACATCTACGTCAACGGTGGAGACGCTGCCGCCATTGCCGCAGATCTTCCTCGTGCGCTTGCTTCAGCACAGCGCACCCGTGCCCAATCGAGTCGCGGCGGATGAGCATTGCGAAGTTTATCACGTTTGCTGGGGAAGCGGATTTCGAGGGGATCGAGCGCGATCTCATTTACCGCCCTGATCTCGGGATCGAATGGGAGGACTCTTTCGGAGGGACACCAATCCCATGTCCGATTTGGGGATCGACGCCATTCGTCCACGACATGGTGGATTTCCAATTCACGCTTTGGACTGGCGCGACGAACGGCGCAAACATCGAGGCATTTCTCCCAGGATTCTCAGGCGGGTCAGGATGGATATTCACGCTGATTCTGCCAGGCGATCCATCTTTCTCTGCGATGCCCGGATTTGGTCAATGGAGCGGAACCTACCTCGGTTGGCAGTTCCTGAAATGCACCTTAAACAAGCCGATTGAGAGCATGGGGCGCAAGGCCCCCATCGTTCCGCTATGGGGGTATAGTTTCGATTGCCACATGGCCGCGAACGGGTATGGAGTAGGCGGAAACGAGACGGGCGGGGTCACACCATCGCTAACTTCTCCGCCTGCAGTTCTCTCACAAAAGTTTGTGGCGCATCAGATCCAGGATTGGACGCAAGGCGCTTGCCCGCTGCCTGTTCCTTCTGGCGCCGTCTTCACGGGCGTCCAGCATGGCCGTAGGCGCGATGCAGCGATGGCGCTGGATCACCTGGACGCTGCGACCATGGCGTCTATCGTGACGTGGTACAGGGGGCAAGCCGTGGGGACGGGTCCGTTCTCGCTGCACTCCGATCAGCCATTTGGGCCAGGGCAACCAAATACCTGCCTTGCTTGGCCTATGGACCTCAACGTCAGTCGCGTAGGAGCGTGGTGGGAGGCTAAATTGTCTCTGTCGCTCAACATCTAGGAGCCATATGCCATCAGGCGGAATCCTCATCCAAGTCTCCATGCAGACGGCACCCACAGGGGCCAGATCCCCGTGGGCAAGTCAGATTGTCGGGTTCACAACGGCGGATGCAGATGTCGTAGCAACCATTGATGGAGTGAACTCTATCACATTCCAGCATGGGCTGCTTGCCACGGACGCAATCACCCGCAACGGAGATTTGGATGTCTCCAAGGCGAAAGGTGGATTAGCGACGGCGCTATCAGGATCGTTTGCCGTGCTTGATGGGATGGGGTTTGGTGCCGTCGATTGGACCGCTGGTGACATCCCACTCTTAAATGCCACAGTTTATCGCGCATGGATAAATTCATCCGGAACGATATATAAACAGGATCAACTCCAGATCCAAAGTGTAAATCCATCGAATAAGCGCCTAACGATTGCTCTTAAATCCGCGTTATATATCAATACTCCGCAGCTATATAAATCCCAGGTGTCAATACAAATTAATGTTGATCCATACAATCCTCAAGCACCAACCGATCCGAATTATAGCACATCACTACCAATTGCACAAAATGCAGGGTATGCTTTTGGGAATAAGCGGATAACAATTAAATCAATAAAGTCTCTAGTATCACAGAAAATAGCAATGTTTGGCACGGGGAGATATGGCAAAGGTGCCATGGGTCCAGGGATGCAACAAGCCCTTAACGTTATTACCACCGGAACACTTTACCATACTCCTGGAACAATCGACGGATACCAGCCAAGCGGATCTTTTGTGTCTACCTTGTCGTGGATTGACTTTGTTTTAGAGCCCGATTTTGATGCAGTGTATTATCCAAATGGTGCTGGGGATATTGGGCTACTTAAAGGCAGGATCACAAAATTCTTTCAATCCGGATATAAGATTATCGCCTCAGACGGAAATTGGTTTTATGATTGCCAGTGTGGGCAATATTGGACAGGAACGACATCCGACTACAGATTCCTAAACGGTACCATATATTCTCTGAACGGGAAACTGATTATCGGCGACATGACGGATCACGGCGGAACAAAAAGGACGATTCTTAGGGTTATCACATCTGATATCCCGACCAATCAGCGGAACAATGTCCCATCTGGCGGCTTGGATCCAACACAAGTCAGCTTGTATGCCGTGCCCTCTCAGCTATTAGTATCCGGAAACCAGACGAGCTTTCTAGGTTTTGGGTCAGCCCCATTGCCGGGGGTGACAAACACCGATCAAGCCACATCTGGAATGCAATCAATTGTAGATGGGACTTCAGGCGTCATATCGGTGGGCACGCTTCAATCCTCTCCGGATGGGTATCTAGCTGCGACGCCGATTGTCGCGAACTTTTACATTACCAACGGAGGCCCGGGCCTATCAGTTAGCTCCCAGAGCGACGGAGGTGCAATACTTTGGGCAAAGCCAGATGTGGCTTTCTCTATCGTTTCAGCGGATTTCTCTGGTAGCACATTCAATATAAATCAAAACCCAAATACTCCAGCATTATCCACCGGGTTGATGTTTGGATTCACTGGATTAAACCCGATACATAACGGCGTAATGGCTGAATTAATGATATATCCTCATGATGTGATAGGAAGCTATGACCTATTCCAGATTGATACCGGGTTTACCGTACAATTACAGGTGGTTACAGGAGAAACCGCCGGCGTTTATGATCTCTTCCTCAATGTTTTATCGCCTGGGCAAAAGAATGTATTGCAAACAATCCCTATTGGATTTACAGGCGGAGTCTCAGGAGAGACGCATAATTACGCAATCTCTAAATCCGTCTCTCCACTCCCTTCTGTGAATTGGGATGATTCCACAAGTGACCCGAAAGATTTAGGCGGGACATGGGCGAATGTCCCTGCTGGATGGAACGGGTGCCCTGGTGCTTTAGCTCAAATAGGGCTAAATTCCGCTCC